TATATCATTGTTACGTGTAAGAAGCACTTTAAAACTTACTAAGTTTGCTTCGTTCTTATTAACCATTATCACTCTCCAAGTTTGCAAAGGTTATCTTATCTTGTCTACCACGTAGTCCTGCTTTCATGTAAGAAGTAGCACGACCTTCAAAGAAGTTCTGATGTTCAACACCCATCACTTCATCCAACCACCCAAGAGGATTCTCACGCTGGTCATAGTTTGTTTTTAATCCTAGCTGGAGCAGTCTTCTATCAGCTATATATCTATTATAAGCGTACATATCTTTCTTGGTAAGACCTTCAAGGTCTCCCATATCAAACACTAGGTCTAAGAATTTATCTTCTAGCACTACCATTGTTCTACATATATCATAGAGTTCTGCTTTAAAATCATCTGTCCATATATCTAGGTTCTCTTGAATAAACTCTCTAAATAATTTAGTCATAGCTTCAACATGCATAGACTCATCTCGTATAGAGTAAGTGACTATCTGCCCCATCCCTTTCATACGACCAAAACGTGGGAAGTTTAATAAGATTGCAAAGCTAGAGAACAACTGTAGTCCTTCTGTAAAGGCTGAGTAAACTGCTAAAGTTTTTGCAATGCTTTTTTTATCAGCCTTAGTTGTCTTAAGATTACGGACATACTCATGTTTATCTGCCATCTCTTCGTACTCGGCAAAAGCTTTGTACTCTATCTCAGGCATACCAACTGTATCAAGTAATAAACTATAAGCATGTTGATGTATTGATTCCATATTTGCAAACGAACCCATCATCATTCTAGCTTCTGGCTTTCTAAAGATACGCATGTATCTATCAACATATCCTGCACCAACATCAACATCTGATTGAGTAAACAATCTAAAGATTTGTGTAAGTAAGTTCTTTTCTTTTGGGTCTAGCTCTTGCCAATCTTTTACATCTGTATGTAATGGTACTGACTCCGGCATCCAATGCATTTGGTTTTGTAAGACATAATAGTCAAACATCCAAGGATTGTCAAAAGGTTTGTAGTAATCTCTGGTATCCAATAAGCTCATCTGTTCTCCTCGTTAAATCTCTTAACTAAATATTTTAAATTTTCAATTACATATCCTGCGTAATCTTTTGTTTGTGCAAATGGATTATTATTTTCATCACAATAATCTAACCACATCCGACTTGTAAAGCCTGAAAACTTCTGACTAAACACATTCTCAAATTCTGATTGTTTCATATTAATCCTTTGGTAAATAAATTATTACAGCAGAGTTACATTTAGGGCAACTTAAATTAGTTTCCATAATGTATTCATCGTTCTCATCTTCTATGTCGTGATCTCCACCCCATATTAGTTCTGTTCCACAGTGCCAACAACCCATACTATCCCTCACAAGCTATACACTCAGCATCATCTAATTTGATACGCTGAACTTTAGTGTTTACATTCTCTGCATTACGAGCAGCATTGGTTCTAAAGTAATACAAAGACTTTAGTTTATTCATCCCATACCAATGAACATCATTGACATACTGCATGTATTCATCATGTACTTCCTGTGTCTCTGTAGCTGTAGGAATAGTAAAGAAAAGATTAACTGACTGTGCTTGACATATAAACTCTTGACGTTTAGCAGCATGTTCTATAATCCATATTTGATCTATCTCATTAGCAGTCTTGAATATTTTTTTCTCATCATCTGTAAGAACATCAAGATGTTGTACTGAACCCTCATTACCTGCAATGTCTTTCCACAATGCAGTCAACTCATCTTTCTTTAATCCTTTGTCTTGAAGTATATCTTCTAGGTATTTGTTTTTAACTTGGAAAGAGCCTGAGAGAGTTTTGTGCGTATAAACGTTAGCCCTGTATGGCTCAATCGAAGGAGACGTACCACCACATATGATGCTAGAAGAAGCATTAGGAGCAACAGCGAGTAGATGAGCATTACGCCTACCACTACCACTGACATCAGGTGACTCACCACGTTCATCAGCAAGTCGTTCAGTTGCTCTAAGCGAATGTCTCTTAATGTGTTTAAATGCTTTGTAATTAAAGCCCGTAGCGAAGATACCCTCAAAAGGAATGCTGCGTGATTGGAGATACGAATGGAATCCCATCGCACCAAGACCCAACGACCTTTCTCTGTAAGCAGAGTAGGCAGATTTAAGAAACCCTTCTTTGCCCGGCTTAATATGTTTTTGAAATCTTTTAAAATTTGCATTGTATTCTCCTAAGTTATTTGTATCCACAGCATTATCAATGTAATGTTGTAGTACGTTGTCAAGCATAGTAATTAAATCATCAATGAATAGAGGGTTCTCACTCCACTCATCAAAGTATTCTAAGTTTACGGAAGATAAACAACATACTGCTGTTCGTTCTTCGTTAGTAGGTAAAGTAATCTCAGAACATAGATTGCTCTGTTTGATTTCTAATCCTAAATCTTTTTGTTCTTTAGGTAATGCTTCATTACATGTGTCTATATTAATCATGTATGGCTCACCTGTCTCTGCTCTTGCATTGATGATCTGCCACCATAAGTCTCTAGCATTTACAATCTTTGTAGGTTCTTTAGTCTTAGGGTCAATCAATCTAAAGTCTGCATCTTCTTGTACAGCTTTCAAGAACTCATTGGTAATGTTGATACCATTATGAAGATTAAGATTCTTACGATTGATATCACCACCAGATTCTTTACGCATGTTAATGAACTCTTCAATCTCCGGATGAGATATGTCCATGTATGCAGCATAAGAACCACGTCTTGTTGTGCCTTGGTTGAAGGCTAACATCTGAGAATCTACAACATGCATGAAAGGGATTGAACCAGTAGACTTACTACCGTGAGTAGTAGAAATACCATTACTCCTAATATCTCCCCAAAATCCACCAATACCTCCACCTGAACTTGCCAACCAAATATTCTCGTCATAGTGAGCAGATAAACCATCCCTGCTGTCAGGTACATAATTGAGGAAACAGCTAATAGGAAGACCACGACTTGTTCCCCCGTTACTAAGTATAGGAGTGCTAAACATGAACCAACAAGAGGAACTGTAGTGATAAAGTCTCTGAGCCAACTCAAAATCTGTGTGACCTTTGTAGGTTGCTCCGAAGACGGATGCTCTGGCAAATGCTTCTTGGGCATGTGTTTCATTCTCCCATAAGTATCTATCCTTGAGAGTGTCAAGGCTAAACTTATCTAATAGTTTTTCATTACTGTAATTAATTTTTATACCAAGATATTCCTTGATACCTACTTTATCATCTACCATTATGAGTTCTCTGTGTCGTGTACGTTAAGCATTATTATACCATAATGTAGTATTTTTAGCAAGTCTTTTCTGTTCTTTCCTTCTTTATTTCCATAACGTTTAGCGTACTTCATAATGTTACCAAGAGTAAAACCTTCTCCATGTCCAGAGTCAATGATGATATCTGTAGCTTGGTACTTATCAGAAGCATAGTGCTCTCCATATGTACCATCAATATAAGCCTGTAGTTCTTGTATTAGTTGTCCTTCATTAAATTTATAGTTCATTGTTTCTCCAATCATCAGGTAAAGTATCTTCACTATACCATCTAAAGTTATTTGTTTCAGCCCATTCAGCATGGGTACGTTTTGTTCCATCTTTCCTAACCTTTGCTCCCGGCATAGGAGAGAAAGGCTTTTGAAATAAGAACACTAATTCTGTATAGCTTTTGTTTAATGCTTCTCGTATATGTATGTACTTACTATACTCTGCATAATCCCAAAACCTACCTTTTGCTTCTAGTAATATTGTCTTCCCTTCTATCTTCTTTACAAAGTCTGGTTCGTATTTATGTTTAACAACATAGTTGACAACATCCCAATGGTGTTTCCAATCTTTAAGAATAGTTTGGTGCATATCAAATTCCCATGCACTATCATATCCTTTAGGTACGTTAATCTTTTTAGGTCTAGGTTTTCTTGGTACTCTTCTAGGCATTAAGGTCTCCAAGCGTTAGCTGTGGATTACGTTTTACTTGTTTGTAAAACCATCTTAAACTATAAGCACTCAGTAGAAATTTATTGTTAGCAAAGATGTGAGTCTGTTCTGGTAAGAACTCATTAAGATTCTTTCTATTAATCTTAGATGTATCCTCTCCATCTGGAACCATAGTTCTTAACCACTCAATGAGTAGGTCTTCTGCT